GGAAGTCATCGATATAGACGCCAAACTAGGGATAAAACCTAGAGAACCCAAAGAACCCAGCGAAAAGCCTCTACATCCGGGGTGGTTAGGCGCAGAAGAACCGGAGTATGACGATGAGTGAGGTCGCTTTTGACTTCACAGAAGAAGAAATCCAAGCCATGCTGGATAATCTTGACGAGTACACCCCCGACGAGGTGCTAGAGATAGACAAACTCGTTGGTGAGTTAGACACCCGTAAGAAAAACAAGTTAGCGTACGATGATTTAATAGAATTTTGTAAGGCGATGCAGTCGGACTACATCGTAGGTAAGCACCATCGCATTCTTGCAGATATGCTTATGGCAATCGAGCAAGGGGAAAAAGACCGTATCTGCGTAAACATCCCGCCCCGCCACGGAAAATCACAACTAGTGTCTATATTCTTCCCGGCGTGGTTCTTGGGGCGGAACCCTAATAAAAAGGTCATGATGGTGTCGCATACCACCGATTTGGCTGTGGATTTTGGTCGAAAAGTACGTAATTTGATCGCTGTAGACGCGTATAAATCGATCTTCCCTACCGTCAACCTAGCCTCAGATTCCAAGTCTGCGGGTCGGTGGAACACCAGCGTAGGGGGTGAGTACTATGCTTGCGGTGTCGGTTCAGCCCTTGCTGGGCGTGGTGCTGACCTGCTTCTGGTAGATGATCCGCACTCTGAGCAGGATGTTATTAACGGTAACTTCTCGGTGTTTGAGAAAGCCTATGAATGGTATACGTTCGGTGCACGTACACGTTTGATGCCGGGGGGACGGGTAGCGATTATCCAGACTCGATGGCACATGGACGACCTGACGGGGCGTGTGGTGCGGGATATGGGACAGAACGAACGGGCTGATGAGTTCGAGGTTATTGAGTTCCCAGCTATACTAGAATTAACTGATAAAAAAACAGGTAAGTCTGTACAGAAACCGTTATGGCCTGAGTTTTTCGACTTAGACGCTTTGCTACGGACTAAGGCATCAATGCCTACTTTCCAGTGGAACGCCCAGTATCAGCAGGAACCTACGGCAGAAGAGGCTGCACTTATAAAGCGTGAGTGGTGGAATATATGGACAAAGGAAGATCCCCCTAAGTGCGAATACCTTATTATGTCGTTAGATTCTGCGGCAGAGAAGCACAACCGTGCTGACTTTACGGCCTTGACGACGTGGGGCGTTTTCTTTAATGAAGATACAGATGCGTACAACATCATCCTGTTGAACAGTATTAAGAAGCGGTTGGAGTTTCCCGAGCTAAAACAGTTAGCGTTAGAAGAGTATGCTGACTGGGAACCCGACTCGTTCATCGTGGAGAAGAAAAGCTCTGGTGTGGCGATCTATCAGGAGATGCGTCGTATGGGACTACCAGTGCAGGAATATACCCCTCACAGAGGATCTGGTGATAAACTAGCACGTTTAAATTCTGTCGCTGATATTGTAGCATCAGGTATAGTGTGGGTACCCGAAACTCGTTGGGCAGAAGAAGTGGTCGAGGAGATTGCTGGATTCCCATTTATGAGCCATGATGACCTAGTGGATTCGACTGTCATGGCGTTGATGCGTTTTAGGCAAGGTGGATTCATACGCTTACCAACTGATGAACCTGATGACATACGTTACTTTAAACAACGACGTGGCGGGTATTACTAAGAGTATAAATTATGGCTATTGAGAAAGGGTTATACGCGGCTCCAGAAGGTATTGATGATCTGCTCGAAGGTGAGATGGTGGATGATGATCTTGAGGGTGGCGCATTAGAAATTGAAATTGTTGATCCTGAAAGCGTCACACTGTCTGACGGTAGTATGGAGATCACGCTGATCCCTGATGCTAATGAAGTAGATTTAATGGCGTTTGATGCTAACCTCGCAGAAGCGTTAGATGACAATGAGTTGCAAGGACTCGCACAAGATTTAATTGGGTTGATCGATTCAGATATCGAGAGCCGAAAAGATTGGGCTGATACGTTTGTCAAAGGACTTGACGTATTAGGGTTCAAGTACGAAGAGCGCACAGACCCGTGGGAAGGTGCCTGCGGGGTTTACTCTACTGTACTGGCCGAAGCCGCGATACGTTTCCAAGCAGAGACGATGAGCGAGACTTTCCCAGCCGCTGGCCCCGTACGTGTAAAAGTACTAGGAGAAGAAACACCCGAGAAAGCTGAAGCAGCAGAACGTGTAAAAGCAGATATGAACTATGAGCTGACTGAGCGCATGGTTGAGTATCGACCCGAGCACGAAAGGCTTTTATATAGCCTAGGACTGGCAGGTTCAGCGTTCAAGAAAGTATATTTTGACCCTAATATGGGTCGTCAGGTAGCTATCTATATCCCTGCTGAAGACGTGATTGTACCTTACGGCGCGTCCCATATTGAGACCGCAGAGCGTGTTACACATGTCATGCGGAAGACCAAGAACGAGCTGAAGAAGCTCCAAGCGATGGGGTTCTACCGTGAGGTAGACTTAGGTGAGCCACAACCGTTTCATACAGATATAGAGAAAAGAAAGGCAGAAGAAGGTGGATATTCAATCACTGATGATGATCGATATGCGATATATGAAATACACGCGGATCTCATTATTGACAGTGTTGACGAGGACGATGACGAGATTGCAAAGCCTTATGTTGTCACGATTGAACGTGGTACGAACAATGTTTTAGCGATCCGACGTAACTGGAGCGAAGAAGATCCGCTGATGTTGAAGCGTCAGCACTTTGTACATTACGTCTATGTACCGGGGTTTGGGTTCTACGGCCTTGGTTTGATCCACATTATCGGTGGGTACGCTCGTGCGGGTACCTCACTCATCCGTCAGTTAGTTGATGCTGGCACGCTATCTAACCTGCCCGGTGGGTTAAAGTCTCGTGGCTTGCGGATCAAAGGTGATGATTCACCCATCGAGCCGGGGGAATGGAAGGATGTGGATGTGCCGTCTGGAAGCATTCGTGACAATATCATGCCGCTTCCGTACAAGGAGCCAAGCCAAACACTGCTTGCGCTACTCAACCAGATTACCACTGAAGGCCGCCGGTTAGGGGCGATCAGTGATATGAACATCTCTGACATGTCGGCTAACGCTCCGGTAGGAACGACGCTGGCGCTGTTAGAACGTACGCTTAAGCCTATGGCTGCGGTACAGGCTCGTGTCCACTACGCGATGAAGCAAGAGTTCAAGATGCTCAAAGCTATCATGGCGGAGTATGCACCCACTGAGTACGACTATATCCCCATGCGGGGCGAGGTCAGTGCACGGGTAGCGGACTACATGATGGTGGACGTGATCCCTGTCAGTGATCCTAACTCGTCAACAATGGCCCAGCGAGTTGTCCAGTACCAAGCGGTACTGCAGATGGCGCAGAGCGCCCCACAGATCTATGACCTGCCACAGCTACACCGACAGATGATCGAGGTATTAGGAGTTAAGAATGCAGATAAACTTGTCCCGACTCAAGATGACCTTAAACCGACTGATCCGGTTAGTGAGAACATGGATGCGCTCAATGGCAAACCGCTTAAAGCGTTTATATACCAAGATCACGACGCGCACATAACGACGCACCAAGCGTTTATGCAAGACCCTATGGTGGCCCAGATGATTGGTCAAAACCCACAGGGACAAGCCATTATGGCTGCTCTGCAAGCGCATTTAGCGCAACACTTAGGGTTTAACTACCGTAAGCAGATGGAAGAAAAGCTGGGAGCATCCCTCCCTGCACCAAACGAAGAACTTCCTGAGAACATTGAAGTTACTTTAGCTCAGTTGATGGCAAAGGCTGGTACTCAGCTAACGCAAGCACATCAACAACAAGCTGCACAAACGCAAGCACAACAGCAAGCGCAAGACCCTGTACTCCAGTTACAACAGCAAGAACTGGCGATAAAACAACAGGAAGCCCAACGTAAGGCTCAAAAAGATGCTGCCGACATAGAACTCCGCAGAGCGGAACAACAGCGTAAAGTCCAAAAAGACCAAGTAGACGCTGCTTTAGACGTGGAACAACTTAAGCTAGATAAACAAGAACTCTCTATTGAGGCCCAAAAAGAAGGGGTCAAGATTGCGTTGGATAAGCAAAACAACAAAGAGAAATTAGATTTAGAGCTTATGCGCCTTATTGAACAACAGAACAAGGGTCAGTAATGGCTAAAACCGTATTTGACGTGCTTAAAGACAAGCTGACGGAAGACAAATCCGCAGCACTACAGTTTCTTGGAGGGGGTGGAGCTAAAGACTTCGCTCAGTATAAGGAAGTTACAGGTATGGTTCGGGGTCTCGAAACCTGTATCAATTATGTAGAAGACCTCTCACGCAATATGGAAGAGTATGATGAGTGAAGCAATAGAAACGCTAGCACCTGAAGAGATGCTGTCGCAAGAGGACATAGAGGCGCAATTACCGAAACCCGTAGGGTACAGGGTGCTTGTCGCGTTACCACAAGTTGAGGAGACGTTCGGGGATACCGGACTGCTTAAATCTACAACGACAATGAGCCAAGAACACATTATGTCGATAATCGGACTGGTGTTGGATATGGGCGACCAAGCCTATTCTGACGAAGAACGGTTCCCGTCAGGCCCGTGGTGTAAGCCGGGGGATTATGTAATGTTCCGTATGAATACGGGCACTCGGTTTAAAGTTGGTGGGGTTGAGTATCGTCTGATGAACGATGACTCTATTGAGGCCATAGTGGCTGATCCCCGTGGTGTAACACGCGCATAAGGAGTAGGTATGCCATTTCAAAAAGTAGAATTTCAATTCCCTGACGAGCAAGAAGAAGAGCAAAAAATAGAGATAGAAGGTTCTAGTGCTATCGAGATTGACTTGTCTGGGGGTGCAGACAACGACCCTGAAGGTGAAGAGGTTGAGGCGGAGCCTGAAGTCGAAGAAGAAACGGTAGCGGAGGACGATAGCGAAGAGCTAACAGAAGACGTTACTAAGGAAGAGTTAGCAGGTTATTCTAAAAAAGTTAACAAACGGATAGCTAAACTAACTGCCCAACGACACGAAGAAGCGCGACAGCGGGAAGAGCTAGAACGCTTTAGCCGTACGCTTCTAGAAGAAAATAAAAAACTTAAAGGTACGGTTGATAAAAACCAAGAAGCCTTACTAGAGCAAGCTAAAAGGACCGCTGCTGGTGAGATGATTATAGCTAAACGTCAGTATAAACAGGCTTATGAAGCTGGTGATGCTGACAAGGTGATAGAGGCGCAAGAAAAGCTAACTAACGCCAAAATCAAAGCAGACAGGTTGGCTAACTTAAGACCTGATACTTTACAAGAGGTTGAAACTCCTGTAGAAACAAAGGAAGATGTACAACAAGACATACCGGCACCCGTCGATAAAAGGGCTAATGATTGGGCAGCGTCCAATACATGGTTCGGACAAGACGATGAAATGACAAGTTTTGCGCTGGGATTGCATACAAAACTTGTCAAACTCGGGGTAAGTCCCCAGAGCAATGAGTACTACGAGAGCATAGACTCTCGCATGAGAGAAGTATTTCCCGATAATTTCGAGGATAAAATTGGTGAACGAGTCGAAAAACCGAAAAGACAATCTAACGTGGTGGCTCCCGCAACGCGAAGCACAGCTCCAAAGAAGGTTACACTTACGCCCACGCAACTAACACTTGCAAAACGTTTAGGACTAACACCAAAACAATACGCTATGCAAATGGCGATAGACATGAGGAAACAATAATGGCTCAAAATAGACTAGATCGAGAGCAAACCACCCGCGAAAAAACTACCCGCAAAAGAAGTTGGCAAAGACCAGAAGTTCTGCCGTCGCCTACTGCTGAAGCTGGTTATGCTTTTAAGTGGGTCCGTGTTAGCACTCAAGGGCAAGTTGATGCCACTAACGTTTCTTCTAAACTCCGTGAAGGTTGGGAGCCTGTCAGAGCAGAAGATCACCCAGAAATTACAATGGTCGCCGTTGAAAATGAACGGTTTAAAGACAATGTTGTTATTGGTGGTTTGATGTTATGTAAAGCCCCTGTCGAACTATCGGAAGAACGTAATGAGCATTATGAACAACAAAATGATGCCCAAATACATTCCGTAGACAACAACCTCATGAGAGAAAACGACCCGCGTATGCCGCTATTCAATGAGCGGAAAACAAGGGTTACTTTTGGTAAAGGAACTTAAACTTTAATTTGAGGAGTCTCTAATGGCTTATCCAACTGTATCAGCCCCTTACGGGTTGAAGCCGGTCAATTTGGTCGGTGGTAGGGTATTTGCTGGTGCTACTCGACAGTTCCCCATTGCTTCTGGTTATGCAGCAAACATCTTTAACGGTGATGTTGTAAAGCTAATCAATGACGGTACTATTGAAAAAGACACCGGTACTGCTACGG